AACTGAGAGGACTTGCTGTAGAAGCAGACCTCCCAATTATATCTGCAACACAAACTACGAGGGCAGGCTATGGAAACTCAGACGTTGATCTTACCGATACCAGTGAGTCTTTTGGACTCCCTGCTACTGCTGACTTTATGTTTGCACTTATATCCTCTGAAGATTTGGAAGCAGAGAATAAAATTATGGTCAAGCAACTGAAGAACCGATACAATGATCCAACTGCTAACAAGAGATTTGCACTAGGCATTGACAGGAACAAGATGAGGTTGTATGATTGTAAGGATCAGTCTGATATTGTTGATGCTAATCAGACTAAAGAACAAGTAGAAGCAGGTAATATACTTGCTATACTTCCTGAAACTAAAACATCATTCAAAGACTTTAAAGTATGACTGAATCTAAAGATGTAAATGAGGTTCTAAAGGATCTCAATAAGGTTGGTCTTCCTGATCACGCTTCTCTGAAGGATCAGATGGACACGGATATGAAGACCAACATTGAAAAGACCAAGGTACCAACTCCTAAAGATGTTGGTAAGACTGTAAAAGGATTCGCTGAACCACCTACTGCTAAAGCAAAGGAAGTTAAAGCACGTCAGCAGAAGAAGCACGACAAGAGAAAGAAAGGTGATAAGTTTGAGGTAGATTTAGATAACTATCTTAAGTTTGTTGATCTTGTCACCAGTGAAGAGTCTAAGAACTATGACAAATTACTTGAGAGGTATGAAGATCTCAAGACTGCAGGTTGTAACATAGCACGTTTAGATACTGCAGCATCTGGTTTGGTTGCTGAAGCAGGTGAGTTTATGGAAATCGTCAAGAAGATGAAGTTCCAAGGCAAACCATACAATGAAGCAAACAAAGAACATCTTATTATTGAGTTGGGTGACGTTATGTGGTACGCTGCTAATGCTTGTATGGCATTAGGAGTACGTATGGAAGAGGTTATCATTCGTAACACAGTCAAACTAGCAGCGAGATATCCTGATGAAGAATTTAGTGTTGAAAAATCCGAAAACCGTGCTGATGGAGACCTTTAAAATGGAACAACTTGATCTTGATAGAATTGCAACTGCACTTGAAAGAATTGCAGAGAAGCTAGACCATCTTCATATAGATGCTATAGATCACAATCACGTTGAAGGTGATGTTAACACACACGCTAAAACTTGGTAATGAATTACATTCATAATAACTTAGGTGCACTTGAACCCCACGAGTGCACCTTTTTAATTAACTATTTTAAGCAGAACCCAGACAAACAAGTCGAAGGTCTTCTAGGATTTGGTGATTCTATGAGGGTATCTCCAGATGAGAAGAAGTGTACAGAGATATTTCTTTCATCAAATCTATTAATAGATCAGTTCATTTTTAAACCTGTTGCTAGGGTATTAAAAGAAACTTGTGAAGCATACATCAAAGAGTTTCCATTCTTAGATAAGATAGGAGCGTGGCAAATAGCACCTAACTTTAAGATTCAACATTACAAACCAGGTGAAGGATACTTTAAAGAACATTGTGAGAATGATGGTGGAACAGATGGTGATGCTGAGTATAGAGTTGTTGCTTGGATGATATATCTAAACACTGTTACTGATGGTGGAGAGACAGTATTCCCTACACAGAATGAACAGTTTAAACCTAACCGTGGTGATGTATTATTCTGGCCAGCATACTGGACACATCCACATCACGGAGTTGTATCCCCTTCACAAGATAAATATATCTTGACAGGTTGGTACAACTTTAGTGGCAGATAAAGGAATTGATACAGACACAGCTAGAAAGAGACTCATCCTAGAGAATCCTGAGTACGATAAGCTCGAGCTGACATTATTACAAGATACTGTACTCTTTAGTCCACGGGCAAAGAAGAAGATTACCTGTACTTGTAAGAAGGGTGATCGTGTTAAACTTGTATCAAATAAGATATCTGATTGTGGTAAATCCAAATACTGTGGGAATGTAAATGTAGATGGTAAGAATGGATGGGTACAGTTAAATCATATAGTTAAACCTGATGCAAAGAATACTGATGTTATGTCAGCAGAGAAAGCTGCTATGACACAGTTAGATAAACTTCTGAAGGAGATGCTTAAGTGTAGAGGTCCAGCAACATTATGCACACCTGTAGGTGAGTTTCCTAATGCTTGTGGTGTTAAAACAATTAAGGGTACACCTAAAGCAGACTTTGCTATAGTAGATCAGAAGGGTAAAGAGATAATGTGGATATCACATAAGAAGACAGGTGGTGCAAAAGCATTTCAACAGTATGGTGGTTTGTCTAAGACAGCAGGAAAGAAGATATCAAATCACGAAGAGACACAGAAGTTCTTACAACAGACTGCTGCATATGTGACAGATGATAAGTTACAAGTACCAACAATGAAACCAGTAAAGGATGATAATTTAATTCGTATGGCAGTATTTGGACCTGATTCAGGTGGAAAGTTTGGTAAGAATAATTGTCACGTCTTAGGTCAAGGTAATGCACTCTTGAAAGAAGATAAGAAGAGAGAGAACTGTTGGAAGTTAACTTGGGAACATACTGTCTGGAATGATAGTACTGGTGTCAATTCATTCAAACGTGACGATGGTTATCAAGCAACGTTTGGTGCCACCTATCGTGGTGACAGAGGATTTACAGTATTAGATCAGAAATATAAGGGTGCACGTGTGGGGATTTACCCAAAAGCCTTGATGGCAGGCAGAACTAATGTTACACTACTAGAGGACGCATAAGCATATGGCTACTAAGAACACCCATCTCGAACACTTAGAAGATGACATCCTAAACCAAGGTTCCAAGGGTGGTAAGAATGCTATTGCTTTCCTGAAAGAACTAGGAAAGATGTTGACAGAACCCAAGAGTGCTATTACTGTCACTACTAAATGGGATGGAGCACCTGCTATTGTATGTGGTATCAATCCTGAGAATGATAATTTCTTTGTGGGAACTAAATCAGTATTCAATAAGACCAATCCTAAGATCATATATGTTGAGAGTGATATAGAATTCCACGGTTATAGTGGTGAACTAGCAAAGAAATTAAAACTAGCATTGAAATATCTAAGTACACTTAAGATTAAGGGTGTACTACAGGGTGATATGTTATTCAGTAATGGTGATAAGGTTAGGAAGCAAATAGATGGTAAGTCTTGTATTGCTTTCACACCTAATACTATTACCTATTGTGTAGAGAAAGGATCTGATATCTATAAGGAAGTTAATGCTGCAGAGTTTGGTATTGTATTCCATACAAAATACAGTGGTTCTGATATGGCATCTATGAATGCAGTATTGGGTGATGTTAGTGGGAGTTTTACTAAGACTGCTAAGGTATTCTCAGGTACTGCTACGTTCAAGGACGTGTCAGGACAGTCAACATTCACACCAAAAGAGAAGACTGCCTTCAATGCTCAGGTCAATAAGACACACGGATCATTGAAGCAAGCATCTAAGTTCTTAGATATACTTGCTGGCACAGGTGATGGTAGGTTTTTATTCTCTGCTCTATTCAAACAGTACTTTAACTCTTATGTAAGAACAGGTAAACCAATTACTAACGTACAAAAAGTAGCAGCAGGATTTGAAGGGTTCTATGTCACGCTATTAGATAAGCAAATTAATTCAGTTAAACAACCTACTACTAAAAAGAAATATCAAAAGATAAAAACAGACGGACAAAAGTTTTTAAAGCAGAATGCAAGGGCAGTTTATATGACTGTGGCATCCTATATGAACCTAATATCCGCAAAAAATATAGTTATTAAGAAACTTAATGCAGTAAAGAGCGTAGGCACCTATCTCAAGACTGACAAAGGGTTTAAGGTTACTTCTCCCGAAGGATTTGTGGCAATAAAATCAGGAAAAGCACTCAAACTTGTTGACCGAGTTGAATTTTCCCGTGCCAACTTCACAATAGAGAAGAACTGGGGGTGATAAATAATAAACGACAACCAATTATATTGCGATGAAGTTAAGTCAATTCTTATCTGAGGCACGTACTGTTGCAGGTGAAGCTGCAGCTAAAAGAGGACTTGCACACGCAGGTCACGGTTACTATGCTGACAGGGCAGGGAACATTGTTGCCAAGTCTGTTGGTGGTGAGCGTCTTGTAGCTGTAGATAAGAAAGAAGCAGAGCAAGCTACTGTAGGATCAGCACAAGGTGAGGCAGAAGATGCACATCTTCCTGAGAAAGGTGGTGAAGGTCTAGGACATATCGCATTAACATTTGGTCGTTTTAATCCTCCTACTATTGGACACGAAGCACTCTTAGATAAGGTTGCATCTGAAGGTGCTGATAATTACAGGATCTATCCTAGTAGGACAGTGGATAGGAAATCTAATCCACTAGAACCAGAAACAAAGATTCAGTATATGCAATCGATGTTTAAAGAACATTCAGAAGCCATCGTTAACGATGCTGATATGTCAAACATCTTTAACGTACTGTCTACTCTCAATCAAGAGGGTTATTCTGGTGTCACTATGGTTGTTGGTTCTGATCGTGTGTCAGAATTCAAAGGACTTCTTGAGAAATATAATGGTGTTGCATACGAATTCGAAGAACTCGAAGTAGTATCAGGTGGGCAGAGAGATCCCGATGCCGAAGGTGTTGAGGGTATGTCTGCATCTAAAATGCGTGCGTTTGCTGCTGAAGGAAACCTTGAATCATTTGAACAGGGGTTACCTAAAGGGTTTAGTGACGCTAAGAAATTAATGAAAGAAGTTCGTATTGGAATGGGTCTACCACCAGAGGTAGAAGTTGAAGCAATTGAAACTGAACCTAAGAAGAAAAAGGTTACAGAACTCTGGAAGATTGCACCTAAACTTGCTCAAGAAGATTTGCGTGAAGCATATATATCAGAGCAGGTATTCAGTATCGGTACTTTAGTAGAGCATACAGATACTGGTGTCCGTGGTGAAGTGGTACAACGTGGAACTAACTACGCTACCTTTAAAGATGAGCACGGATGGGAATTTAAAGTATGGTTAACTAGTTTAACAGAAGTTGCAGATGCTTCAATCAAAAGAGATGACCAATCAAACTTCTCTGCTGATGATGGATCAGGCAACACTTGGAAAGTCGGTACTGATGAGTATAGACAAGCAGTTCAAGCACTAACACCTGGTCAAGGTGTAGTGAAGTTCAGTCATTTCCGAAAACAAACCCCTACTAAATAGTAATTACAAAGAATTAGTCAGATGGATTTAACTCTTACGTCAAAACTCCTGAAGTATAGTCCTTCAGACGTACAAGCGGTACGTTATACAGTATCTTATGCCAAGAATAACTTTCAAGGTGATGCTGTGGATGATTATATTCAAGAGCACTGTAAGTCACGTGCCAAGTTGGAGATAGCAGAGATCTTTTTAGGTGAGACCTCCAATGCAAACACTATTAGTGCTAAGTCAAGTGCTGCCAGTGGTAAGATTGACAAGATCAAAGAGAAGCCATCGACTGAGGGATCTACTTCCCCTGCAATGAAGTCTATTGAAGCAAAAGGCGATGCAAAGAAAGTAGGATACAAAGGTGGACTAGAAGGTACTGGTACTAATGTTGTACAGAAAGAAGAGACCGACTGGATCGCTGATGTCGTAGAAGAATTAGGTGATGAGTTCGATGAGTTGACTGATGAGGATTTGGAGAATGTTATCCTCGAAGCACTAAGCGAACTAGACTCCGAAGAATTAATTACTGAGGCTTTAGATTCCTTTGAAGATCTAGAGTTATTAACAGAAGCACCATCAAAGCATTCAGCATTCCCTAATGTTGCAGTGCAGAAACCTCAAAAGGAAAAGCCTGCACGTGATGCTGGTGCAATTGCTAAGAAGCGTTTATCAGATAAACAGGGATCTAAACCTGCTAAGTCAGATAAACCTAGCCGTATGGCTCGTCTTGGTAATGCTGCTAAGAGAGTAGGATCAGCCGTTAAGTCTGGTGCTAAATCAGTAGCTAAAGGTGCAGTTAAAGGTGCGGGTTATGCTACTGGTTTAGCACAACGTGCGGCTTCAACTACTAAGAAAGAGTTCTCTAAAGGTAGAGAGCGTGGTCTTAAAGGTAGTGGTGCGAAGAAGGCAGTTGCTTCTTCTTCAGGATCTGGATCTTCAGGATCTGGTGACACTCCCACTTCAAACTTAGCGAAGACTTCTTCTACAACCACAACAACCACAACAACAGGTGGTGGCGGTGGTTCTGGTGAAACAAAACCCAAGAAAAAATCTCTATTACGTCGTGCTGCAGGTGCGATAGGTAGAGGTCTCAAAAAGGTCGTGGGTAAAACCTCACGTGCTGTTTCTAAGGGTTCCGATAAACTAGCAAGGAAACTTGGAGAAGACTCCACTATGGAAAACAAAGTACAACGTGTTCGTCAGATACTTGCGATGCAAGAAACTGCTGCTCACGATAAGAGATCACTAGATGCTAATGCTAACTCTTGGAGAGAGCGTCTTGGTTGGGACTTAGAAGAAGAGAAGACTCCTGAGCAAAAGAAGAAGTCTGATGTTCTTAAGCAAACCAAAGATCTTACAAACAAAGGTAAGCACAAAGAAGCATCTGCTTTATTCAAAAAACATTTCCCTAACTTTGGTAAATAACTATGGCTAAAAAGGTGAAGGGTAAAAAAACCACCGTAATTGTTAACCCCAAAAAGGACGATCTAATGAAAGAGGACATCAAAAGATTACTTCGTAGTGAAGTTGATAGTTTGCGTGAAGCAGCTAAGAAGAAGCTCGATCCTGTAGGGAAGGAAGACAAGGACATCGATAACGATGGTGACAAGGACAACTCTGACACATATCTTCTAAACAAAAGGAAGAAGATAACTAAAAGTGTCACAGGTAAAACACCCAAGCACCTTTGTGCTAAGTATGTCGAACATAAAGAGTTCGGTGTATGCGAGACCATTCCTGGTGCTCACGATCTAGTGGAGCAAGAGGATGGATCTTATAAAGTATTTCATTATGACCTCAAGGATGAGTCAGGTAACCTTTATGAGGACGTATCTATTGAGGACTTCGAAGTACTAGTAGAGATGGAGCACGCTCACTAATGAAAAGTTTTAAATCCTTTAATGAAGCTGTTGCTAACAAGAAGCAAGCTGATGCTATAGCACAAGCAAAGTTAGATCGTAAGTCTGCACTTAAAGTTAAGTCTGTTAAGTACAGAAAAGAGAACACTCAGGTTGGTGACCCTAACTCTAGTGCACCTGAACAGAATTTCTCTGAAGCTAAGGTAGATGCTGGTAAATCTCCTGAAACAAAAGAGAAGGATAGGAACGTACGTAAGTTTGGTGTAAGCCATAACGTATCAGGTCACGGTAAACTAAGAAGATCTCTTCATAGGATGAACCGTGGAGATAAAAAGATACCTGGTGATAAGTCTAAATGGATGGAGATGGAAGGGAAGGATTACGGTATCACTAGGGGAGATGGTAAACCAAAGGGTGTTATGAAAGCATACCTTGATGCCAAAGCAAAGAAATTAAGTAAAGAAAAGGCAGCACAAAAGCCTGAGTATAGAAACAACCCTGCATTTGGTGATCCATCACATCATTCAAACAGAAAGAACATTAAAGAATTTGTAGGAACAACTATAGCTGGAACTGCTGGAGCAGCGACTGCAAAGAAAGGTGATAAGGTTCGTAAGGCAGTTGGTTCTGGTGCAGGATATGCAGTAGGTTCCACAGCTGGTCGTGCAGCTGGTGGTGCAGTTGGTCAAGCAGTAGGTAGAGCAACGGTTCCTATTGTTGGTGGTGCAGTTGGTAAACAGGTAGGTAAAGTAATTGGTGGTACTGCAGGCGGTGTAGCAGGTGCTGTTGCAGGTAACAAGTTAGCTGGTACATCAAAGAAGAAGGTAAAGGAAGAGGTAGAATTAACTGAAGCTCCTGGAGTTAGTACAGCTATATCTCAAGGTATTAAACAAGGTGGTAAGTGGGCTGTTCGTCAAGGTATCAGAGCTGGTGGTAAACAAGGTGGTTACGCTGTAAAGAAAGCAGGTAAATATGCAGGACAAGCTGCTAAAGAAACTGCTGTTGAATATGGTAAAGGAGCACTTAAAGGTGCTAAAGATAGAGCTGGTAAAGCAGGTGAACGTCACGCAAAGAATTTAAGTTTGCCACAAAGAAAGCAACTGGAGCAACAGACAGAAGGTCTTGCTACTGCAGGTGGATTAACTTATAAAAAGTCTGAAAAACCAGGTAAATTTGAAAAAGCAGGTAGAGTTGTAGGTGGAATTGGTGGAAGTATAGGTGGAAGTATAGGTGGTGCTGCAGCTGCAGGTGCTGCAGGTAGTGTCGTACCTGTTGCAGGTACTGCTGCAGGTGGAATAGCAGGAGGAATTGCAGGAGGAGTTGCTGGTGATATAGCTGGCACAAGAACTGGTGGTTCTATAGGTCAAAAAATTGATAAATTAACAGGTGGAAACAAGAAACCAGTTGCTAAGAAGACTACTGCAGTTACTAAAGAGTCTAAAGACATTGCAGATATACTTGCAAGACTAGAGAAGAAACGTATCAGTAAGGGTGGAGACGCAAAGGACTCACCACTACCTGCGTTCCGTAAGTATCACGCTGACAAAGATAAGAAGAAGAAAGAAGTAAAAGAAGATGTGATAGGTGAAGAAGGTTACGATCACTGGAGAGACAAACAACTTGAGAAGTATGGTACTGGGTGGAGATCTAATGACAGACCTAGACCATCATCAGGTGGTGGAAAGCACAGTGGTAACGATAAGATGACCAAGAAGAAGAACTCTGACAAGGCATTGGACAGTGTAGTAAGTGACCTCAAGAAAAAATATGGGGACAAAGCTGTGCTAGTATCAAAGAGAAAGTACAGAGGAGGCAAGAGAGTACAATGAGTTGGTTACCCGATGACTTAGGTCCTATGGCTCAATTTGATGAGCGTGTATTAGCACAGTTCAATGATGCTAAATCAAAGAAGAGGATACAAGATAACGAGGATAAGAATACCGAGCAGAAATTAAAGATGGTGCACGGTAAGAAGAAGGTCGGTAAGGATTGGAGAAAGTTTAAGTCTGAATTAGATCAGAAAAAATCAGACGAGAAGAAAAATGCACGTGTAGATAAGAAGAAAGGAGTACGTGCTCTATCAGGTGGCAAGTGGGGTTACGTTAAGGATGGCAAATTTAAGTCTGATTGATCATATATACTTCTAGATAATTGACTAGAGTTATGATTAACTTCTTAATGCCCATTGCTATTAGCATCATTAACAAAGCTATTGATAGAATACCAGAAGATCTGGATTCTGTTATCAAAGACTTTGTTATTAAGATCCTAAAGAAAGCAGCTGCCAAGACTGATAATAAGGTTGACGATGAACTCGTTGCTGCAGTCGCTAAGGCACTACTCGAATCTTAGTAGCATATAAATAAAACATAGAACAGTACAAATCTCTGGAGATACCAATGGCAGTCCACGGAAAAATAGATGCTGCAGCCTTTAGTAATACTATTGCAGTCGTTAATGGCGACGCTACAGTAACTAAAAATGCTGGGGACTCTGTAGTTGTAGGTGATGTGCTAAACATTAGTAGTGTAAACTATATTGTTAAGCAAGTAACTAGCACTACTGCAATAGAATTGCACAAGAATTATGCAGGAAGCACAGCAACAGTTGCTGCTGCATCCGTTATAAGGAGAACACCTCCTAAAGCAGTCGCTGAATACGTCATCAAAGGTGGTGACAGTAATTCAAACTACGACTTAGTTTTTGTTGATACATCTGAAGATGGTATCGCATCAAACAAAACTCGTGGTATCACTGGACCTGGTTGGTGGCTGTATCAAACTTATCAAACACATAATGGTACTGAACGTCACAAGGCAGAGTGTTTAGTTCCCCTCAAGGTTGCTGCTGGTACAGCAGGTGACTTTGCTCAGGATACTATTGACGCTGATGTCAACGAGACAATCACAGTCGGTACACAACCTGCTAACTCTACTTCTTCTAGTGGTGCTGGAACATTCGTTGCTGCATTCACAGTGGATCAGTCTGGTACTAAGGTTTACAAGTGGCAACGTCAGACAGCAAATGCAACTACTCGTTGGGTAGATATTGCTGCTGGTACTGATACTGGTATCACATACGCTAACTTCACTACAGCAACACTTGCTTACAGTGGACTCGCAGGTACTACACTTAACGGTTATAAGTATCGTTGCGTACTTAACACCAGTAAGGGTGCTGAGACTAAGTATACCAATGGAGCAGCGACTCTAACATTTGGTAGTTAATTTTATTTAATTTGGTATGAATTTTAGTAATCTCAATGCGGAGAACTTCTTGTTCTTCGCAATGAAGCATTACGACAACCCCCAGTCTGTGACATACGATGACTTCCTTGAAGATATGATGAGGTTTAAGTATCTCAAAAGACTCTTTGGAAGGTATGTTAAGACTGGGGTGTTACGTAATCATTTGATCTTGAATCATCTTATAGTACTGTTTAATGTATTTGGTGAGGCAGCGATCCCCCTACTTGTTTATAAACTAGAGAAACAGTACTGGGATATTCTGAAAACCTATCTGGTGTATATCAATAGATATCCTGAACAAGGATGTGGGACGCTAGATTTTGTAGAGGTCGATCCCATAGTAAGTAAACAGTTATCGGAACTATAATGAATCTAACTGACAAAGTTAAGCAAGGAATTGACAATGCCATACTAGAGAGACTAGGTGGTAAAGGTTACTCTAGGAAAGCCACTGGAGGTGGAGGTGACTGGGAAGATTCAGACAGAGGTGAAGGTAATAAGGCAACTAGAAGAGCAGGTGGTAAGGTAAAGGTAAAGAGTCCTACCTACATTGCTCACGTTAAGAATAAAAAGTTGAAGGAGGATGCTCCTACAATGAGTGCAGGTTCAGATCCTGCAGGTTTTAGTAACGATGCTGATAATAATGGTCCTGTTGCAGGAGTAGATCAACCTTTAGGTGGTACACAGAAACAACCTAGTGGTAAGGGAGCAAAGAAAGCACTTAAGTATAAGTGTAAGAAGAGTAAAGACGGTGTGAATGAAATTGACTGTCGTGTTAAGAGTAATGTAAAAGAGGGAAGACAACCTGATGATGCTGCATCATCTGGTAACCCACGGTACTTACCATTCAAAGTCAGGTGTGATAGTCCTACCTGTCCTGGATGTATGGAGTTTATATACTATGGTAAGTCACCTGCTGAGGTAAAGATTGAACTCAGAAAGATATACAGACCAGAGAGACTAAAGCATTTAACAATTACTAGGGTATACCCTGCTGATGTATTGAAGTACTACTGGGATAAGCGTAGAGCAGCAATGTAATGTCAGATATAAATGGAGCAATACTGGAGCGACTGGAAAAGGTCGTTGATAAACTCTCCGAGAACTCTTCTAAGATGGGGGAGTTACTTGCTGTTCATAATGAGAAGTTAGATAAACAGGATAGAATTGATGCTGTACTCTTTGAAAAGATAGAGTCAGTTCATAGAGAAATTAATAGGAGATCAGATGAGATCAAGAAAGGATGTGAACGAGACATACGAAAGGTCGATGACCGTCTTCGCACGATGGAAAAGAAGATGTGGTCTATTTTTGGTGCTCTTTCTATTATATCTGTCATCGTTAGTCCAATCGGACAATCGGTCCTCAGGAACTTGACAGAAACTCCTCCACCACCTATAGTAAATTCAGGCGATATGATTATGTGAGTTACATTGACATCAAGTACGCTCGCCTAGTAGGTGGACGACTTGATAAATTCAAAGAAAAGAAATCAGGACTATACAACTTCCGTTGTCCTTACTGTGGTGACTCAGAGAAGCACAAGAGTAAGGCACGGGGGTATTTTTTTCTCAAGCAGAACGATTTAATATACAAGTGTCATAACTGTGGTGTTGGTAGAACACTAGGTAACTTCCTCAAAGATCACGCACGTGATTTGTTTGATGAGTTTGTGTTGGAAAGATATAAAGAAGGACTAACAGGTAAGCATAGGAGGGCACCAAATCCTATAATCAAAACATCAAAACCAAAGTTTAAAACTAGTACTAACCTCCCAAATATTGCATCGCTAAATAAAGAACATCCAGCACGTGAATATCTTGAGCAACGTAAGATTCCAATCGACAAATTGGAACATTTGTATTACGCTGATCACTTCAAACAGTATGTAAACTCGGTAAAACAAACCTTCGATAGTTTGAAGAATGATCAACCCCGAATCATCATCCCTCTTAAGGATGAGGATGGTAGTATGTTCGGGTTACAAGGGAGATCTTTAGATCCTATTTCGAAGTTACGTTATATAACTATTATCTTTAACGAGGACAAACCCAAACTCTTCGGTCTCGACCGCATTAATTATGAAGAACCCATTTACATCGTCGAAGGACCAATCGACTCGCTCTTCTTGGTCAATTCCGTTGCGATGGCTGGGTCTGATGTTAATATTAGGTCGCTTGGTTGGAGCGATTATATTTGGGTTTATGATAACGAGCCTCGGAACAAACAAATCGTTGATCGAATCGAAGCAGCCATCGATAGAGGAGATCAAGTAGTTATCTGGCCAGATGGAATTGTTGAAAAGGACATCAATGATATGGTGTTGGGTGGACAAAATGTGCAGAATCTAGTACAATCAAATACGTACAAAGGACTGCAAGCAAAATTAAAACTATCACAGTGGAAAAAAGTATGAACGGAGGAATGAAAGTAATTAAGAGGGATGGTAGCATCGAACCTCTTACTCTTGATAAGATTCACAGGATGTGTGAATTTTCTTGCGAAGATCTGGCAGGTGTATCTGCAAGTCAGATTGAAATGAATGCCAATCTACAATTCTTTGATGGCATTAAATCCTCAGAGATACAACAGATACTAATCAGGTCAGCGAGTGATCTTATTAGTACTGAGACACCCAACTATCAGTACGTAGCAGCACGTCTGTTACTATTTGATATACGCAGAGAAGTATTTCCTGGTTGGGCAGATGAAACAGGTTACACACACCTTAAAGACCACGTAGAGAAGTGTGTTGAAGATGGTGTATATGATTCTAGTATCATAGATAAGTATAGTGAAGGTGAGTGGAATCTAATCAATGGTTTCATAGATCACCAACGTGATTATGGATTCACGTTTGCAGGTCTCCGTCAGATTGTTGACAAGTATCTTGTTCAAGATAGATCAACTGGAACTCTCTATGAGACCCCACAATATATGTACATAATGGTAGCAGCAACGCTGTTCCAGAATTACCCCACAGAAACGAGACTTGATTATGTCAGACGCTACTACACCGCCACCTCCAAAGGAAAGATCAACATCCCAACACCAGTCCTCGCAGGCGTTCGAACCCCCATTCGTCAATTTGCAAGTTGTGTTCTGGTTGATGCTGATGACACCCTCGATAGTATCTTTAGCAGCGATATGGCTATTGGCAAATATGTCGCTCAAAGGGCAGGAATTGGTATCAACGCAGGTAGGATCAGGGGTATCAACAGTAAAATCAGGGGTGGAGAAGTTCAGCACACAGGTGTTGTCCCCTTCCTTAAAAAGTTCGAAAGCACTGTTAGATGTTGTACTCAGAACGGTATTAGAGGTGGGTCAGCGACAGTCCACTTCCCCATCTGGCACCAAGAAATAGAGGACATCCTTGTACTTAAAAATAACAAAGGCACAGAAGACAATCGTGTTAGAAAGCTCGACTACAGTATCCAAGTTAGCGAGCTCTTCTACCAGAGGTTCATTGAGGATAAAGAGATATCTCTCTTTAGTCCTAACACCGTTCCAGGTTTGTATGAATCTTTTGGCACTGATAGTTTTAATGAACTTTACGAACGATATGAAAAGGATGAATCAATACCTAAGAAGACTATCAAGGCACAAGAATTAATCATTGATCTCTTAAAGGAGAGAGCAGAGACAGGTCGTATCTACATTATGAATATCGACCATTGTAATACACATAGTTCATTCAAAGATAAAGTTTATATGAGTAACCTCTGTCAGGAGATTACTCTACCTACAGATCCTATTCAACATATTGATGATGGTGATGCTGAGATTGCTTTGTGTATACTATCTGCTATCAATGTAGGTAAGTTAACTAAGAACTTAGATGAGTTAGAAGAACTCTGTGACCTCTCTGTAAGGGGTCTAGAAGAACTTATAGACTACCAAAACTATCCTGTTGCTGCTGCTGAACGTAGTACTAAAAACAGACGGTCTCTAGGCATAGGATTCATAGGATTAGCACATTACCTAGCAAAGAATGGTGTCAAATATAATGATCAAGAAGCATATGATTTAGTCCATCAGTTGACAGAAGCATTCCAATACTTCTTACTTAAGTCATCTAATGAACTTGCTAAAGAGAAAGGTTCTTGTGATGGTTTCGAACGTACCAAATATTACGATGGTATACTACCAATTGATACATATAAACAGGAGGTAGATGAGATTACTGAACCATCTTACAAATATGATTGGAATAGTTTACGGACATCTATCACAACCCACGGTCTTAGGCACTCAACATTGTCCGCACAGATGCCTTCGGAGAGCAGTTCCATTGTGTCAAACGCAACAAATGGAATCGAGCCACCTAGAGACTACTTGTCCGTTAAAAAATCAAAGAAAGGACCCCTTAAGCAGATTGTTCCTGGGTTTCCCCACCTAAAGAACAAGTACACATTGCTATGGGATATGGAATCCAATGAGGGTTACATAAAGATCGTAGCAGTAATGCAGAAGTTTTTCGACCAAGCGATCAGTGGTAACTGGAGTTATAATCCAGAGAACTATCCTGATAACGAAGTCCCTATGCAAGTAATGGCTATGGACTGGTTAACCACATATAGATATGGATGGAAGACTTCTTATTATCAAAACACATATGATGCTAAGAAGGACGTTGACGAACCTTCACATCCAATAGGATGGAAGGATAACATTTCAGAAGGAGAGCAATCTCTTGATGAACTAATTAATGAACTCGCTACTGTGGAGGATGACTGTGAGTCCTGCAAAATCTGATGTCCAAGGTGTGACTGTATTCAATCGTGAGATTCACGACAATGTTAAACAACCAATGTTCTTTGGTAAACCCTTGGGTGTACAGAGGTACGATGAGTACAAGTACCCTGTATTTGATAAGTTAACAACACAAATGTTAGGTTATTTCTGGAGACCTGAAGAGGTTTCATTACAGAAAGACAGAGCAGACTATACTCAATTAACTTCAGCACAAAAACATATATTTACAAGCAATTTAAAGTACCAGATACTACTTGACTCAGTACAA